GCGTACTCACCAAGTGCAGTCAAGAACATCGCTTTCACACTGGCTGGGTTGATCGCATGTGATCCAGCCTGCGGTGTTTGCAGATCGTACTCGGTCTCCCACATCTGGTCAGTAACCACAGTACGCTTGCTCTCGATCTCTGCCTGGGAGAGCCATCCGTCAATGGGATTCGACGTCTCCTTGTAACACCACTCGTATACCGGCCACCCTCTCAGACTCGCACGTTTCAGTATCTCGGTCATCGTACCGTTCGAGTACTGGTGTGTGGACGACATGACGGTTTGCACAGCAATGCCTGTGTCACCCATCATCGGTTGTCCCTGTGCTGCATCTAGGATGGAGAGTTTCATCTCGTCAACCTCGTCCAGACGCAGTCTCTGTGGGTGTGGTCCACGAACGCTCGCCTGTGAAGCCATCAACGCTTCGATCTTGTTACCCCACACGAGCTTCGACTCGTACTGTGAGGGATCGTTCAGTAACAACTGCTTCGGTGCGTCTTCATACGTCCAGAAGCGATCTCTGTGGTACTCATGCACACGTTCTGACTGAGCACCACTACCACCCAGAATGTTCACGTTCGCCTTCAACGTACACGCCTCAGTCAACCCGAGACATGAAAGCATGAACGTCTTCCCACCGAATCCTCGGCTCCCCTTCCATACAGCAACCGGAGATCGTGCAAAGTACGCATCAGCAAACGCTCTCCACGGTGTAGTGTGATGTGCACACACTTGTACGTCGGGAATGCGTACTCCCCATGCTAACCACACGAAGTCTTTCAGATCCTGTTCGGTCTGGATGGGGATGGTGAACTCGTGCAGTTCGATCAGTGTGTCAGTCACGCAGTACCTGGTCGATGTTCTCTCTCGCCTGTCGCAACAGTTGAACGTCCTGTGTTGACAGTGGACTGGGTGTAGATACTGTGCTGATCAGGGGGATCACTTGACAGTACGTACCAATCCCTTCCTTCGAGTTGTATCCACCTACCTCTGCAACACGACAGAACAGTTCAGGGTGTTGTGGATCATCAGACACCAGTGAGGCATACGTCACTCCCCTAGGGTATAGCAACCCATACGCAAGCAACCGAGTTCCTGTCGGGAGTGAGGCACCTACTTGTTTTGCACCCTCAGACTGAGATGCTGCACGGTCTCGTATCTTCAGTCCACCAGGATGCGTCACCTTTATAATGAAAGAGATCCGCTCATGTATCACTATCGCCATGTGACTGTTCCTTTCGTTCGCGTATTGCGGTTGCGATATCTTGTAACGCATGCAGAGTCTCTACATGCGGGTTATACGGTTGTGGTGACAGTGCGTACACACGACAGTACGTACCGATACCGGTCACACCATCGTACTCTGTCGACTCAGACACTTTGCAGAACTCCGACTCGACGTGTGTGGGAACAATGATCGCGTACACACCGTTCTCCAACGCTAGTACGTCATATGCGGGTACCCAGTACCCGGTTGGTATCGTGTACAGTCGATTCACTCCGGGTGAGGGAGAGGGTACGGGATCCGTTCGTATGAACAACCCGTCGACATGCGTAACCCGCAGCAAGTATCGGATCTGCAGGGTTGGTGCCATGCGTCACGAATTCTCCTCGCTGTCTTCGTTGTCAGCTGGTCCATGTCGTATGATTGTGATGGTGTTGCGTGTGAACAGGGGGTTTGCAGGGTCCCCCTTCAGCACAGTCTCAGTTCGGTCACCATACCCTCGGTCACGTCCGAGTGTGCGAAGTGCGAACGTTTGAGCTTGCAGAGCTTGTGGTCCATCCGACCGAATGTGCATCGCCAACCCAGCCTCGGCATCGTCTACGAGTTCTTCTCGCAGTTCCTGGATGAGTGGTTTGTACAGGTCGGGTTGGTCGTGGATGCGATCGCGGATGGTCTGCGCATCACAGGGTACGAGCTTTGCAGCACGTGTAATAAGCCCTCCTGACTGGCGGAGAGCGATGATAATCTGTTCGTTTGAATATGGTCCTGGCATCTGACGATCCTCTCTTGCTAATCTATCTCTAATCTAAATGGCACGTTTGCTAATCCTAAGCTAATCA